CGAATTTCTTCAGCAATCGTTTTGACAAACGTATATGAATTAACATTTGCACCTTGTCTCAATCTTTGAGAGTTACATATATTAAGATAATCGATATAGATAATATCAGGCTTAAATTCTTGTTTCAATTTCAATTCTTCCAACAAAGCTCTGAAGTGACCGGCATGGGCACCGGCAGTAGGATATTCTTTGATGATGAGTCGTCCTTGAGATTTTTGCTTGATTTTATCTAATCGATTATCAAAAACATTCTTATCAACAACTTTGAGTTCGTCCATTGATAAGTTTAAGAGGTTTGCATCAATACGTTCTGCAATTCTTTCTTCAGCCATTTCCATAGTGATATACAATACATTTTGATTATCAATAAGATTGGCTGCAGCAGCATGACACATGAATAGAGATTTACCGACACCAGTACCGGCAAGAACAACATTAAGTGTTTTCTTAGATAAACCACCCTTTGTAATCTTATTAAGCATGTCAAGATCAAATCGAATCTTTTCTTCTACTCGATGATAGAACTCATAACGAGAATCAGAATCATCGATATAGTTGTGACCTACATGACTATCAAAGGAAACGCCCAAAGCATCAGATAACATAGAAGGAATTGCATCCTCAGATCTTTGTTTATCTTTGCCATCAATAATACCGATTGAGTCTAGGATGGCATTATACACAGCTTTCTTTTTACAAAAAGATTCTGTCTCATTATAGAGCCAATCGGTATTGGTTGGGGCGCTTTCGATCTGACTGATATGTTCAGAAAACTCGTTGTATTCTTTATCAGTTAGATCTTTACGATTGGAAACTTCAATGGCTAAAATTTCCTTCGTAATTGGTTTATTATATTTGTCGAAGAACTTCTGATATTCTTCGAAGATTATAGCTTCTTTACGATCTGAAAAGTATCTTTTATTTAAGAAAGGTAAAACCTTTCGAGAGTACTCTTCATTATGAAGAAGATTACTTAGTATTGTCTGTTCTATTCTCATCTACACCGCCGTAGTAAATTAAGTTTTCATTTTCTAACCCGTCATCGATCATTTGCATAACAAGGTCACCAATTGTTTGTTCAAAGCTTTGCTTAACATCATTTTTAATACTATGTTCTGTATTATTTTCTATTATATCATAGTGGAACTTTAAAGTAAAATTATCATTCTCTTCTACAAATCCCACTTTACCTAGCTTGAACTTTATTCCAGAATACTTATGATCAACAAGTTCTAAAGTATATTCATGTTCACCATAAGGTTCTTTGTTATACTTCAGCTGCTGTATCATCTGGTAACTCCGCAAGTGCTTGATCAATTTCATCGTCAGTAACTATTTTACTATGCGATATCATATATTTCTTTTTAACTGCATTGTTAAATGATTCGGATGTAACAATATCCATCCAAAATTCTTTTGAATCCGTATCTTTAATACGCCATTTCTTTTCTTCAACTTCGCCGGTTTCTACATTTACCCTAGAATACCAGCCATTTGATGGCTTAACCACATGACCAGTTTCCATAGCAATATCCAACAAGCCACTCCACTTACTAATACCGCCGTCAAAGCTAACGCTAACGGGTATCTTTGATTTTTCTCTGACATAACGTGATTTCTCCACATTAATTATAAAATTGTAACCAAGTAGTTCTTGTCCTTGTTTATCTTGTTGACGACCTAGAATATAGATATTATCTGCAGAATAATAAGAACCAGTACCACCACCAACAATATCTTTTGGAAATAAACCAATTTCTTTATATGTATGATTAACAACAACCATTGGAATATCTTTAAGAGTTAAGTGTGGTGTAACCATTCTAAATAATGATTTAATTTGTTTTGCTCTTGACATATCAGCAACTGACTTACCATCAAGTGCATCATCAACTTCTTTCTTAGAAGCTAGGTTACCGATTGAATCAATAATAATCATAACACGATCACCACGTTCAATGCCTTCAAGCTGTTTCATAATATCAAACTTTAGTTGTTCAACATCAGTAATAGGAGTATGTAAGACACGACTTACGTCAATACCAAATGAATCAAAATAAGACTGAGGAGTACCAAATTCTGAATCGTAAAAAAGTAGAGCCGCGTCTTCATACTTATCTAAATATGATTTAGCCATTAATAAGCTAAACGCTGTCTTAAAATGTTTTGAAGGACCTGCCCACATTGTTAGACCTGGTGTTAAGCCACCATCTAATCGACCACTCAAAGCCAGATTAATGGCTGGAATGGATGTAGGTATCATATCCTTTTTAGTGAAGAACTTAGAATCTTTAAGTATATCACTATCTTTAATCGTTGTATTCTTTTTAATTTTATCTAATATGCCCATGTTATTTCCTTATATTATTTCAAAAGCAATGATGCACCGACAACCATAAAATATAGTATGCCGATTGTCACTGCAACCCAAAATAGCCATTCTTTCATGTTATACCTCAATCACAGCTATACCAGCTTCTTGTAGAATATTAACACCTAGACTACATGATTGTTTCCATACATCTTTCATGCCAGGAAATTGCTTTTGTATAACTGCCTTTTTAATACCAACTTGTATTATGCCCTTAGCACATTCATGGCAAATTGGTAAACCATGAATGAATATTGTTGCTCCATCTAAACATACGCCATTTAACGATGCATTAAAGATAGCATTCATTTCAGCATGTACAACATACTTCAATTTTTCATCACGATTATTTAACCGTGTAGGTGTATCTTTTATCTTACGAGGAAATCCGTTATAACCTTGTGCAAGTATTTGTCCTTTAGTACCAACAACAACTGCACCAACTTTTGTATTTGGATCTTTAGACCAAGACGCAATTTGCTCGGCCATTTCCATATATCGTTTAGCCCATTTATTCACGATCTATATACCGCATCTTTCAATAAGTTAAAATGTCTTTCGTAAACATGAAGAGAAGATACATTCCAATAGATTTGACCAGCCGGTACATTTAATTCTTTACATAGAGAATCAAGTACATGTTTTTGCCATGCCCAATCATTCTTATAACCAAAGACTGCATCATTAGATCTCATATAAACAAGAGCATTGAGTTCACCGTTTCTTATAAGATATTGTACATTGTTTGTACACATAAAATCTGACATACCATTACGATTATAATCAGAATGCATTGTTGGTCGAGTGTAGATCATATTAGCGCGACGAGAATCAGGATTCTTTTTTAATTCATCAAGTACATTTGTATATTGGTTATGATTCTCATCAGACCAAATACACCAACCATAATTAGAATTAATATAACCATCTTCAGTAGCTACTGCTTTCCAGATTGCAGGTGTTTCGCCAGGTATATCATTAACATTAAGTGATTGTGATTTATACCATGCTAGTTCACGTTCTACATAGTCTTCATTGACTGTGCCGATAATTGCCGGATGATCAGCAATGAAAGAAGCATTCATGATCTCAAGTGTTTTAACACCAGTTTTATCTGTAACGTATTCTTTAGTTATAAGTTTACGATAAAGTGTATTACGAATATCTGATACGTATGTATTACTCATCTAGCAAATCCTTCTTAGGACGATTTAAGAAATCATTCTGAGGATTTTGGCCAGGAATCTTACCACGATTATATGCTACAGCAAATGAAGCATAATTAATAAGATCAATACATGAATCATCAAGTGATTCAAAGTTAGGTTCATAGTTGGGATCATTTTCCATAGCTTCAAGAACTGATTGCATACGTAATACTTTAGCATGCATAGTATCTAGAAGTGTGGCAAAACCACGTGGATAATAGTCGGCTTGTTTAATCCTAGAATTAGGATTTTGATAGTCATTAGACTTTTTCATTTGTATTTCAGCGGCTTGCTGTAATACTTTTAATGATTCTTTTTCCATAATATCTCCTCAGATAAAATTATATTATAACAAATAATCAATTTAATGTACAATTATATTTTATGGATTAAATTTGTTAACTTCATTTAATTCACTTGGAGTTAATTCACCAATTTTTTCAAAATTTTCTTTGTATGATGGAATAATTAATTGATTTTTATTTTGTTTATATTGTCTATGATTTTTAACTAGTAAGACGTGGCCTTCATACAGTTTATCATAAAATGTTGGAGGGGTTCTTACTACAAAGATTAAATCATCTGCTGCTTGAATTGCTTCATAAGTATCTCCCCTTTGGCCTAAGGTAATACCAAAATAATTTTTTGTTACATATCTTGAAATAGTTTTAATTTGCTGAAGACGAGATATACCTGTTTTTTTACTTACAACAGTTTGATCCCAACTTCCAAATCTATCTTCGTTAGAATGTACCCAAAATTTACCAGAATTTTCATAAAAACGTTTAACCCACTGTTCTCCCCAATATCCTTGTCGAAGAGCATCAGTGTTATATTCTTCAGGAATAACAATTTTAGAAGTAGTCATTATATAATCCATTAATATAAAATACAGCAGTAATTAAATTAAATATCCATATTGATGGTTTCTTCCATCCAAGACCTACAATCGTCCATCCAAAAGAACCAATCAATAATAACCATTTATTCAATGGTATAATATCAACTGATGTACAATATC